CATCGGCACGACGCCGGCGGTCGATGTGAACGAGCGGATCGGCCCCGCGGTCGGGACCGTGACGATGAAGCGGATCGGAGAGCCAGCGAAGTGAGTGCTGAGTGCTGAGTGAGGACCCATGCTTGAAGAACTGATCGCAGGCGACACGCTGGATTTTCTGGACAGCGTGCCGGAGTATCCGCCGGCCGATGGGTGGACGCTCAAGTACCGCCTGGTGCCGCGTTTCGGGACTCCAGTGCAGGCGCCGATCGACATCACGGCGAGCACCTCCGGGACCGGCTATCGCGTGCAGGCGGCCGCGGGCATCACCGTGGCATGGACGCCCGGCGCCTACACCTGGGCGCGCTGGGTCGAGAAGGCCGGCCCGATACGGCAGTCCCTCGGCGAGGGGCAGATCGTCGTCAAGACCGATCCGTCCGCGGCCGTGCAGGGCTACGACGGCCGGTCGCAGGCGAGGAAGGCGGTAGACGACCTGCAGGCGGCGATGGCCACATTCAACGCCACGAGCGGGCGCGTCAAGAGCTACAGCATCGGCAGCCGGCAGATGACGTTCGAAACCAGCGCTGAGATTCTCACGCTACTGGACTTCTGGCAGCGACAGCTCGTGGGCGAGCAGGACGCCGCGAAGCTGGCGGCCGGTATGCCGAATCCGCGCAACGTCGGCATCAGGTTTAACCGGATCTAGCCTAATGGCATTGAACTTTCGCGCAAATTTTTCTAGCGCTATACATGTCCGGAACCGTCAGTCGGAGTTCGGCCCCTTGCGTTTCGAACCAAGCGACTGCGGCATCGTGAGTTCCAAAAACGTGCAAAAGCAAGGCGCGCTTGTAGTCCAAAACATAGCCTAACGGGATTCGTCCCAGATCAGCCATGAAGAGGTCGATCGCTGGTGCTGGGTGCTGTGTTGATTCCATGCGGCGAATTATATACCGGGGATAAGGGATGTTTGAGAACGTGAGAAAAGCGCTTGCCCGCGCGATCCGGCCGAAGCCAGCCGCGAAATCCCCCCGCGTTTCACGGCACCCCCCTTTGACAAAGGGGGGTAGGGGGGATTTTGTGCAGACGCGCATGTATCAGGCGGCGCGGGCGTCGCGGCTGACGTCGGGATGGGCGACGTCCACCACGTCGGCCGACTCGGAGGCGGTATCGAGCCTGACGAACCTCCGCAACCGCAGCCGGGCGCTGGTGCGCGATGCCGCCTACGCCAAGCGCGCGAAGGTGATCGTGCAGAACAACGTCATCGGCGCCGGCATCGGCATGCAAGCGCAGGTGATGTCCTCGCGCGATGCGCTGCGTGAAGACGTGAACGACGCGATCGAGGAAGCCTGGCGCGAGTGGGTATGCGCGGAATATTGCCACACCGGCGGCACGCTCCACTTCTGCGACTTCGAGCGCGCGCTGATGGGGCAGATATTCGAGGCTGGTGAGGTCCTGGTGCGCAAGCACAACCGGGCATTCGGCGGCTCCGCGATTCCGTTTGCACTCGAGCTGATCGAATCCGAGCGCATCGCCGACGAGCTGCAATACCCGACGCCGCCCGGGCCCGCCGCGCCTGGGGCGATCATCAAGATGGGGGTCGAGCAGGACCGCTACGGCCGCCCGCTCGCCTACTGGATCCGGCAGCGTCACCCGGGCGAGTTCCGCTGGGCCAGCAGCGAGCCGGACCTGGTCGAGCGCGTGCCGGCGGACCAGATCATTCACCTGCGCCTGGTGGACCGCTGGCCGCAGACGCGCGGCGAGCCGTGGCTGCACGCGGTCGCGCGCAAGTTGAACGACATGGACGGCCTGTCCGAATCCGAGATCGTCGCGGCGCGCGGGGCGGCGAATTACCTGAACACGATCGAGACGCCGGAAGGGGACCATCCGCTGGCGACGCCGGCCGATCCGTCGAACCCGCAGGGCGAGAAGGAGATCGTCACCGAGCCCGGAATGAGCCTTCGACTCGCCCCCGGCGAGAAGATGAATTTCAATAATCCGAACCGCCCGAACACGGCGCTCGATCCTTTCATGCGGATGATGTTGCGAGAGGTTGCTGCCGGCACCGGCGTCAGCTACGAGAGCCTGTCGCGCGACTACTGTGTTGCGCCGGACACGCGTGTGCTGCGCGCCGATCTGCGATGGGTGCGTGCCGATGAACTGATTGAGGGGACCGAGATCGTCGCATTCGACGAGGAAGCGCCCGGTGGGAAAGGTAGCCGCCGGAAGTGGCGCAAAGCTACGGTCATGCGTACAGGCCGAAGGAACCTGAACCGACGGCGGATCGTGACAGACGGAGCGACCGTTACGGTGAGCGACGAGCATCTATTCCTATGCGCATTGCGAGCCCCATCCGGCGCAGCGCGCGGCCACGGGATCCAGGCGAGGTCTGAGAGTCCTGGCGTCCCTGGTAATGGGCAGCGTTGGGTCCGCGCCGATCGTCTGCAACCAGGAGATCAGATCGTTTTTCTCTGCGCTCCGTGGGCGACGGGCAGCACGCACCTACACGGCTACCTGAAGGGGATCGCCGATGGGGAGGGATGGGTAGACTCGGCCTCCGCACAGATTGGTATCGCGCAGAAACCCGGTGTTGTGCTCGACGAGATCGGCGAGGCGCTAGCCGCTCTTGGGTTCGCCGCTCAGCTTGGCTTCGCCAGTGGTGAGCGCAGGACTATGAAGTGGTCGGTCACGAGCATCGGCGAATGCCTGAAATTCCTTGGCGAGGTGCGCCCGACTCGTCTGCTCCAGAAAGCGGACGGCATATACGACGGTCGCATGCTGGCCGGAGGGTCGAAGAAAACAGGGCGGCCGACCGCCGCCACCGTGCTCGCGATCGACGATGTCGGCGTCGGTCCGGTCGTCACCATCGAGACGAGCACGAGGACGCTGATCACTGAGGGGTTGTGTTCGCACAACTCGCAGAGCAATTACTCATCAAGCCGCCTGGCGCTGCTCGACGACCGGGATTTGTGGAGGATGCTGCAGCAGTGGTTCCTGCGCAACTTCCGGCTGCCATTGCATCGCGAGTGGATGCAGATCGCCGTGCTCGCCCGCGCGATTCAACCGGCCCGGGTCGAAGAATATGCGCTCGATCCGCGCAAGTTCGAAGCGGTGCTCTTCAAGCCGCGCGGTTGGAGCTGGATCGACCCGGCCAAGGAAGTCGCGGCTTACAAGGAAGCGATCAAGGGCGGCTTCAAGACGGTGAGCGACGTGATCTCCGAGACTGGCGGCGGCCAGGACGTCGAGGACATGGTTCGCCAACGCAGGCGCGAGCTCGATATGTTCGAGCAGGCGGAGCTTGTGTTCGACACCTCGCCCGAGGTTTACGTCGTGGAAGAAAAGCCCGCGCCGGTTGCCGGCCCGAAGCCGAAGAAGGACGACGCCGACCCTCCCAACAAGGACGACGACGAATCCCGGACCAGCGAGCCGCAATTGCGGCTCGTTTAATTTCAGGAGACACCCGATGAGCAAGAAACCGACGATTGCCGAGATCCTCGCGAAGCCCGACTGGCTCGAGGTGCGCTTCGACCGCGCGAGCGTGAAGGAAGAACAGCGCACCGTGGAGGTGGCGTTCTCCTCGGAGATCCCCGTTCTGCGCTGGTACGGGAAAGAAATCCTGTCGCACGCACGGGGCGCGGTGAACATGGATCGCCTCAAGTCCGGCCGGGCGAACCTGCTCATCAACCACGATCCGGGCGACTGGGTCGGCGTGATAGAGGAGTCCCGCGTGGACGACGAGAAGGTCGGACGCGCCGTCGTGCGCTTCGGCAACAGCCCGCGCGCGAACGAAGTGTTCCGCGACGTGAAGGACGGGATCCTCGCCTCGATCTCGGTCGGCTATAGCCGCGACGAGATGAAGCTCACCAAGCAGGGCAAGGACCAGGAAGACGAATACACGGTCACCCGCTGGACGCCTTTCGAGGTGTCCCTCGTGACGGTCCCCGCCGACCACACGGTCGGCGTGGGCCGGGCAGTAGAGCAGCCTCACCAACCCGCGGCAACCGCCGCTCACCGAAAGGACGACATCATGAAGACCGAAGCTGAACTGGCGGTCGAAGCGGAAGCCGCCAAGAAACTGAAGGAGAAGGAAGAGCAGGAACGCGCCGAACGCGAGGCGCGCGAGAAGCTGCACACCCGTTCGGTGGTGGAGCTCGAGCAGGCGCGCAAGCGCACGATCGAGAACCTCTGCAAGATGAACAAGCTCGACGATCGCTACCGGGACATGTGGATCGGCCAGGGTGTGTCGCTCGAAGCGGTATCGGACGACATCCTGAAGATCCTCGAGGAACGCGGAAAATCGAATCCGCAGCCCGCAAGCCGGCTCGGCCTGACCAGGATCGAGACGCAGCGCTTCAGCCTGGCGCGGGCCATCGTGGCCTGCAGGGACGGCGACTGGAAAAACGCTCCGTTCGAGCTCGAATGCTCGCGCGAGATCGCGAAGAAGCTCGGGCGGATGATGGAGCCGACGAATTTTTTCGTGCCCTTCGAGGTCATGGAGCGCCCGGTGGAGGCGAAGCGCGATCTCACGGTCGCAACCGCCGGCGCGGGTGGCTTCCTGGTCTCGACCGACAACATCGGATTCATCGAGATGCTGCGCAACCGCTCGGTCGCCTTCCGCATGGGAGCGCGGCGCTTGTCCGGGCTGCAAGGCAGCGTCACGGTGCCGCGGCAGAGCGCGGGGGCGACGGCGGTATGGCTCGCGAACGAGGCGAGCACCATCACCGAGAGCCAGCAGACCTTCGTCCAGATGGCGCTTGCGCCGAAGAACGTCGGCGCCTACACCGAGATCAGCCGGCAACTGCTCCTGCAGTCCTCGCCGGCGGCCGAGGGGATCGTCACCGATGACCTGGCGCAGGTGGTCGCGACCGCGGCCGATCTGGGCGTGCTGAACGGTTCGGGCGCGGGCGGCCAGCCGACCGGAATCATCGGCACTGCGGGGATCGGCGGCGTGACCGGCACGGCGCTCGCCGCGGCCGGGATCATCGATTTCATGACTGACGTCGCCGCCTCGAACGTCACGCCGGCGCGGCCCGGGTACGTTACGACTCCCGCCGTCGCGGCGCTGCTGATGGTGAGGCCGGAGCTGCCCACGACCGGCACCACGAGGATGTGGACCGGAAACCTGTGGGATGGCGCCATGTTCGGCCTCCCGGCGATGTCGTCCAACCAGATGCCGACGGCGGACATGCTGTTCGGCGACTGGAATGAAGTGGTCGTGGGCGAATGGGGCGTCCTCGAGGTCGAGGTCAATCCCTACGCCAACTTCCAGGCGGGCATCATCGGCGTGCGCGCGATCTACTCGATGGACGTCGGGGTCCGCCGTCCGTTCGCATTCTCGCTCGCGACTACCATCACCTGATCCACAACCTGAGCCATCATCATGGCCCTGCAGGCGGCGGGCTCGCCGCTCGTCGCCGGCAGTTTTTTGGAGACCTACCCGGAGACCAACATGCAACTGCAAACCCAGAAAGTGCGCGTGACGCGCATGTTTTACTTCGATCGCAAGCCCCAAAGGGTTGGGGACGTGGTCGAATTGCCGAAGATTTTCGCGAACGAAGTGCGTGCCGCCAACAAGGCGGAATTCGTGGATGACAAATCAGATGACGCCTCCGGTGCGAGATCGTCCGCGCCGAGAGGCACGAAGCTGGTTTAACTTCACGGCAGCGCGTTGATTGAAAGCCCCGCCTCGGTGGGGCTTTTTTTGAATGCGCAGTCTCACTCGATAAAGGAGAACTATCATGATGGGCAATCAAGGACAGGCGGCGAAAGCAGTGAAGCTGCTCGACCCGGTATCGGCGGCGGCCACGGCCAATGCAACCAGTGGCTGGGTGGACGTGCGCGAGGCGGAGGGCGATATCGTTTTCGTCATGCAGTGCGGGGCGCTGACCGGATCTAACACGTGGACGATCGAGGATGCGACGGACGGTTCTGGCACTGGCGCGGCTGGCGTCACGCCGAATGAGGGAGCGTTCGCCGCCGGCGCTGCGAACCAGATACAGAAGCGAACCATCAACGCGAGCGCGGTCCGCGGCTGGGTGCGCTGCGTGGGGACGATTGTCACCGGGCCAGTGCTGGTCGCGGCGAAGATGTTGTATCACCCGAAGTACACGACCTGACCGAGGATCGAGGATCGAGGATCGAGGATCGAGGATCGAGGATCGAGGATTGAGGGTCGAGGGGGATGTGATGGCGGAAGACACGACAAACGGCAAGCACGTCGCGATATT